GGTGTGGAGATCTCGTCTCGAGCTTTGCGATTCGAAGATTCTTAGCATGAAGGTCCCAGACCCTACGCTTAAAACGATATTTACATCTCTTTCATATCGTGTCCAAGAGATGCTCGTGAGCGCGCGCTGCGCTCAATATGGTGATCGACCCTTGCCTTTTAATATTGGTATCCTTAGTCCTCCAGGGACGGGAAAGTCTACTTACATTGCTGATTCTTTCATTAGAACAGCCTGTGAGGGCTTAGGCTTACACACCGGTTGCAACACTCTTGACGAGTATAAAAAACTTATTGTTACTGTGAATCAGAGCGACAAATTCATGTCGTCTTATAAACCAGCTTCTCACGTTGCTTGTATTATAGATGAGATGGGTGCGTCTCTTTCTGATAAGGATCATGACAATCAGATTATGACGAACATTACTAATCTCCTCGGAGAAGGAAACTGGTACATTAACCGTGCTTCCCTCCAGGATAAAGGTAAAGATCTATATCGTCCCCACATTAATGTGTGCATTTCTAACGCTCCTATGTTTGGAGTTAAGAATTTTCTCGCGAACGAAGCGCTCAATGCCTTCACTCGCCGCTTGCATGTTTGTTGTGAGGTACGTGTTAAAGAAGCTTTTCGGAACATTTACACTAACTCTGAAGGAGAGAGTGTGAGCCAACCTGGTATTAATCTTGAAGCCTTAAAAGCGGTTGAAGATCGTACCAGCGCCGTCGAGTTTCAGATCTTGGTTCCAAACGAAGCCATCAAAGGTTTTAGTCCTGCCACTGGTAATTGGATTAGTTTCCGCGAGATGAGCGATTACGTTCGTAGTTGCTCTATTGCACATACTAACAAGACGGACGGTTTGGGAGAAACTCGGGAGTACTTAGATGCTATCCGATACACTCAGTGCCCACACGGGTACTTCGATGCCGCAAAATGCGCAGAGTGTTCTATTTTTTCTCCAACTTCCGACTACTATCCGGAGCCAGATGCTATCACCACTGTTGAGGCACTCGCACCATTTTTGTGCGTTTTTCTCTGGCACTTTCGTGACACCTTGATGGTAGCATACTCTACTGTGGTTATGTGGCTTTGTGCTCCTTTTCGATTTTTCGAATCGGTTGACCGCAACATCGATCACT